TAACGCCCATCGTTCCCGATAAAAAGCGAACTCATTAAGATGTGAGAAAGATAAAGGCAACAAATCAAACTTTTCAAAATGCTCTCTCATATCAAATCCATATACTCTTGAGTTTGCTTTTTGTTTTTTTCAATCTGTTTTTTCAAATCAAAGCATAAATCGTAAGCGTTACTTTCCTTTCCCATGTAAGTCATATATTCATTCAAGGAATCTAAAAGCCTATCCATCATTCTAATTTCGCTTCCATGAATAGATAAACCCTCGTTTTTTTGCTTATCAATTTTTCTTTGCATTTCAAATTCAAAAAAGGTTTTTGAATTATCATATTCAACCATTGCTTTTCTCCTTTTCTAATGAGTATTCCGCAAAAGTTTTTCCATCTACTTTCTTCTTGTGGGTGATGATATTATGACCCTTTTGCCTTAGATCGAATATTCTTGAACTAAGTCTAAAACAACCAAAATTGTTCAAAGCTTCAAGGGGGGTTATTTTGTTACCTATTTTTAGGTACTCTAAGATTAATTTATTTTGTGATTCTGACATTTTAACTCCTTTCTATAAGTTATGTTTTGCCATTTCCCTTTCGTTGACCACCTTTGTTCTAAGGTCATCCCGAAAGGCTTTGAAGGATTCAAACCTTATTTTGGCTCTATTCCTTTTCTTTAAGGTTTCACTAAATCTGTTAGTAAAATCCCTAAACTTGTCATGGGTAAATATTAACCCATCCAACTCTTTCATATTCTTATACATTTTTTGTCTGGAAAACTGAAGTGTCAATTCTGCGACAATCATTTTTTCCTCTTTTTTCATTAGTTCACAAGCGGTATCTAAATCCGCAAATATCATTCCTAATTCTTCCTGTTGATGGGATATTTTATGGGGGTCGAATTGTAGTGAATAAATATCGGTCATTTTATACACTCCGAATAGGTTATCATGTACCCAATTTTATCTTTATACGAGTCGTGATGCTTTGGGTTCGCCTTGAGTCTAACTGTCTTCTGCCAATCATTACATAGGGAAACATGATAAGGCTTTACCTCTATTCCTAAAATGATTGACCACCCTTTTGCTATTTCTTCATGGTTTGTTTTTATATCACCATAATCTCGTCCGCGAGTTTCAACGATACTAACCACCTCTTTACATAATTTTTCACCAACCATCTGGATTTTCCTTTTTCCATTCAATTCGTTCTAATAAATCTTTTTTCCACTGCTCGTTTAGTTCCTTGTCAGAGTGTCCTAGCGTATGACACTTACGACACAGGGCATAAAGATTGTCTATGCGGTTTAGCCTGTTGTTTTTGACTCCACCCATGCCCTTAGGTATTAGGTGATGTATATCCACCGCCACCTCTTTATTGCAATTCCAACAAATGGGAATATCATTTTCGTGATATCCCCAAAAGTCGGCAAAGAGCTTCTTATAGTTCTTTAAGGTTTTCATTAAATGCCCTTACTGCATTTTTTGTAAGTTCCTCAATATCATTGACCGAAAAGTGACCAGAACCCATAGACCTACCAACAACGCCTGTTACAAAAATATCTAAACGCTGTGTATCGGTCTTATTCATGCCACCATTAGGCGGTTTAGGTGTATAGGTATTATGAGCCTGTGGTATTGGTTGTGGCGGTTGTGGTGCTTGTGTAGGCGTATACATCGGTTGTCCGTTATCTGGCATTGATGCTATCTCAACATCTTTTATATTCGTGTATTGATTACCATTAGCTGATGTTTTCGTATTGATAACTGTATAATTTATCGCATCGCCTTTCTGTGGCATGGGGTTCATAACTGTACCCCTGTAATAAAGCCTAGTGCCATCTATTAAGTCGATAGAGTAATTAGGAACTCCATCTTTCGTATTATCAAAAATTTTATCTATTATCATTTACTTATTCCTTATTATTTATTGATTACATTATAGCC